TTTTCAAAAAATCTACCAAAAATATGATACGATTTCTCCTTTTCAGCCAATAATTTCTCAACCCACATTTTCTCTGGGATTTTAACCAATAACTTATCATCAGCAATCATCTTTGCATAATAAGGATCCAATTCAACCCATTTTCTTGCAACCTTTGGTTTTGTTTCACTAAATGATGTAATATACTCAATCTGACTATCAGTCAATGAAAAATTTGGATTGTTTAAATATAAATAACGAATATTAATCAAATAATTATTACTTCCATTATAATTTTTCAACATTTCTAAAACCTCATCTTTTGTTATTTTTTTCTTTGCCATAAGTAATTTACATAAAATTAAATATAATAAAAATCAAACAAATTATCAATTTATTAACTACTATATATTTATATATTATAAATAAAAGTAATGGCAAAATTAGTTCCAATATCAAGGATTGGTAAGTTTTTTGGGGAAGAGGATTTTAATCTGGATATTGAGATGGGTATGGAGTATTTAGGTGGTGATTTAAATATGAGTGTCGTATTATATAGAATAGACAGAAAGAAGACAAAAAAAGATGATATATATGGTGAAGCACCAAAAGATGGAATTGTCTTTATGCCACCAGTTGAATTAAAAGGCGTTGTCCAAATTACCGAATCAACACTAAAACAACTTGGAAATTCCAAAGTTGAACAGAAAGAACCCGGGAATATGAAATTCTCATTTTACCAAAAGCAAATTGATGACCTAAATGTTGAACTATTAAAAGGTGATTATTTAGGTTATTATATTACAGAAGATAAAGTTAGATATTATTCTGTTATTGATGATGGTATTGTGAATATGGATAATAAACATACCTATGGCGGTTATAAACCATTCTACCGGACAGTTGTCGCAACATTTGTAAATAAAGACGAATTTAGAGGGTTATGAGAAAAATACATATAACAGAAGAACAATTAAAGAATATTGTTGAACTTGTAACAAAAACAAGAGTTATTTGTGACAAATGTGAATGGTCTTGGAAATTATCAGATGGTGGTGATGATCCTTATATTTGTCATAAATGTGGGCATAATAATGAAGAGAAATTAAAAAAATAATATGCCATTACCCAAAAAGATAAAAACAGATTTGGATATCACATATGATAAAACCCTTCTTGAAAGAAGAGAGGAATTATTAGATGATATAACCAAAAATGGAACTTATTTGCCAAAATCATTATTACATGATGACTTGGATAGGGGAATGCTTGATTTTGTTAAAAATGATTTGCAAATAACATCACAAGGAAAAATAATACAAACATTAGATAGAATAGTTAGCACACAGAATTGGTCGCAATATACTGAAACATGGACATTTATTGATGAAGATAATAATCCTGTTCCACCATTTATCACATTGGTTAGAATGAATGATTCTAAATATGGAACAAATCCAGCAACACAATATACTATACCAAATAGAAAACCCTTTTATTTTGCAAGCGTACCAACATGGGATGGACAAAGAAATGGATTTGATATTTATTCAATTCCACAACCAGTACCAATTGATTTAAATTTTAGTGTTAAAATAATTACAAATAGAATTAGAGATTTGAATAAATTCAATACAAAAGTATTGCAAAAATTCTCATCAAGGCAAGCATACGCAACAATTAATGGGCATTATATACCAATCATTTCAACCAATATAACAGATGAATCTCAAATTAATACTGATAGCAGAAAATTCTATATTCAATCCTATGATTTCACAATGTTGGGATTTTTAATTGATGAAGAAGAATTTGAGGTGAAACCAGCAATAAATAGAATTAGCCAAGTATTTGAAACAGAATTACAAAATCAAGTACCAAATGTACAGATAATTGAAACAATACCAATAAATGATTTAACTTATGAGATAATTTAATATGGCATCAGCATTAAGGATAACAAGTCTAAATTTAAGTGGAGAAATTGTTTTTGTAACATTATTACAAAACAATATCACTTATAATATTGGCGAAAATGTTATTCCTTTTGATGTTTATGCAAGACCTCAAACAGGTAAATTAAGTGGAGTATATACACTATATGTTCCAAAATATCTTACAAATTATGAAATAATTGTTCCAGAAGTAGTTGATGCAACACCAACAAATACGCCAACCAAGACAGTAACACCTTCAATTACACCAACAATAACAGTAACACCTTCAATTACAGCAACAAATACACCAACTAACACAATCACACCTACTAACACAATTACTCCAACAATAACCGCAACAATAACACCATCAATAACTATAACACCTACCAACACCATAACACCAACTCAAACTATAACACCAACTAATACAATTACACCAACATCTAGTATAACACCAAGTGTCACTATTACTCCAACGGTAACATCAACAAGTGGTTTGAATATATCATCAACACCAACACAAACTATTACCCCTACTAACACAATTACCCCTACCAATACTATAACCCCAACGAATAGTATTACCCCTACTAATACAGTTACACCTACAAACACTATAACTCCTACCAATACCATAACCCCAACTAACACAATCACACCTTCAGTTACAAAAACACCAGGAGCATCTGCTGATGCTACACCAACAATAACTCCAACTAACACAATTACCCCTACCAATACCGTAACCCCTACTAACACAATTACCCCTACTAACACAATTACCCCTACCAACACAATAACACCTACTAATACAATTACACCTACTAACACAAATACACCAACAGAAACCCCAACTAACACAATCACACCTTCAATTACAAAAACACCAGGAGCATCACCAGATGCTACGCCAACTATAACACCAACCAATACAATTACCCCTACCAACACAATAACTCCAACTAATACAATTACTCCTACCAACACAATTACACCATCAGAAACACCAACTCAAACCATAACACCTACTAACACCATAACCCCTACTAATACCATAACACCTACCAATACAATTACACCAACAGAAACACCAACTCAAACTATAACACCTACCAACACAATTACACCAACAAGAACCATAACACCAAGTATAACCCCAACCAATACCATAACACCAACAAATACTATAACACCAACAAATACAATCACACCATCAGAAACACCAACTCAAACTATAACTCCAACTAACACAATCACACCTACAAACACAATAACACCATCCGAAACCCCAACAAATAGTATAACCCCTACCAACACAATAACGCCAACGAATACAATTACACCAACAAACACTATAACACCAAGCAATACAATTACACCTACCATAACACCAACTCAAACTATAACACCAACTAACACCATAACACCAAGCAATACAATTACACCTACCATAACGCCAACTCAAACTATAACACCAACTAACACCATAACACCAAGCAATACAATTACACCAACCATAACACCAACAAATAGCATAACCCCAACTAACACAATTACACCAACCATAACACCAACTAATACAGTTACACCTACAAATACTATCACACCAACTAACACTATAACACCAACCAATACACCTACCAACACAATAACTCCAACAAGAACAGTTACACCAAGTATAACACCTACAAATAGCATAACACCAACAAGAACAGTTACACCAACAATACCAACTATTCAAGTTGATTACCTTGTGGTTGCTGGTGGTGGTGGAGGTGCTCATGGAAATGGCGGTGGTGGTGGTGGCGCTGGTGGTTATCGTGAAATACTAACAAGTAGTTTATTATTTAATACACCTTATTCAATTATAGTTGGTGCTGGTGGTAATGGTCAAGTTTTTGGAGGACTTAGTACAAATGGTAGTGACAGTAAATTTAATTTAATAACATCAACTGGTGGAGGTAAAGCTAATTATAATCTTAATGCCAATGATGGTGGTTCTGGAGGTGGCGGTTGGTTTGGTCGAACCGTTGGACTCGGAAATACACCAAGTACATCTCCTTCGCAAGGTAATAATGGTGGTTATGCGGGTATTGGTAATGCTGGTTTTGCTATTGGCGGCGGTGGTGGTGGCGCTAATGCAGTTGGGTCAGATGCAGTAAGCAATGGAGGTAATGGTGGTAATGGAAAATTATCAACAATTACTAGTATAACATACGCTGGAGGCGGTGGCGGTGGTGGTGATATAAGAAATGTTACACACGCTAATTCTATTGGTGGTACTGGCGGTGGAGGTGCTGGTAGAGCTACTATTTCTGGAGCAGATGGAACCACAAATAGTGGTGGTGGTGGTGGTGGTGGTGGTTATGATAATACTACTCAGCATTCTGGCGGTAATGGTGGATCAGGAGTTGTTATATTAAAAATACCTGATTCAAGAACAGCTACCTTTACTGCTGGAGTAACAGGAATAACACCAGTAATATCGGGAGGATTTAAAGTTTATACAATAACTGCAACATCTAATACATTACAAACAGTAACATTTACATAATATGGCACATTTTGCAAGAATAAAAGATGGATTTGTTGATTTTGTTGTGGTTGGTCGCGACGAAGATGAAAATAATGAGCATTTGTTAGCGCATAATGAATGGATATATAAACGTACATCTTACAACACGCGTGGCGGCATCCATTACACAAATGGTGAACCAAGCCAAGACCAAAACAAATCATTTAGAAAAAACTATGCTGGAATAGGATATTATTACGATAGCATTCGGGATGCTTTTATCCCCCCAAAACCTTTTCCTTCTTGGACATTGAACGAACAAAGTTGCCTATGGCAATCTCCAATACCCTATCCAAATGATGGTAAAATGTACCAATGGAATGAGGAAATATTAAATTGGGAATTAATAAATAATTAATATGGGCAAACAAGAACTTATCCATGACAACATTTAGGAATGGTGATAATACCCCCCTACTTCACGCAAGAATCCATTGATGAAAATTTATGCAAATATGTATTTTTATTTTCAGGAAATGAGTTTGGCAAAGGTGGTATGTGGAAAAAAGATGGTTTTCCAATTAGATTAATAAAGGAGTAATAGTTTTTGATTATTTTTTAGATATTTATATGAATAAATAAAAAATAATAATGGCAAATCAAAAAGTATTCGTATCCCCTGGTGTATATACTTCTGAAACAGATTTAAGTTTTGTTTCTCAGAGTATTGGTGTAACCACATTGGGAATGGTCGGTGAGACTATTAAAGGCCCCGCATTTGAGCCTATCTTTATCACAAGTTATGATGAATTTCAAACTTTTTTTGGTGGTACATCACCTGAAAAGTATATTAACACACAAATACCAAAATATGAATCAGCATATATTGCAAAATCATATTTGCAACAATCAAATCAGTTGTATGTTACAAGAGTATTGGGATTATCTGGTTATGATGCTGGCCCATCATGGTCAATAACAACCATTGCAAATGTGAATAATTCAACTATTGGGTTGACAGGAACAACTGGTGTTGGTCCAACATTTTCCATTTCATTTACAGGAACAAGTGGAACAACTGGAACATTTGTTATAACGAGTGGAACATATCCAAATGGTGTAAGTCTTACAACATTCTCATCTGACACTTATACAAATAGCACAGGTGCAGTATCAACTTTCTATGATGATTTGAAGACATTTGCAAATAATGTGGCAGGCTCAAACACCTTAACAGGTGAGACATCAACTTATGGTTCATTGCCAGTACCTGTGTATAATTCAATTACAGGTTCAACACAATCAGGATTAACAAGTTATAACTACTTTGGAACAACAGTTGCATTAAATTCAAATGGAACACCAGTTGATGAAAATGATGTTTGGAATTATGCAACATTCACAAATGAACCGAACACTAATAATTATAATGGCTATTCTTTCTATTATAACACATCTGCTTGGAATCAAGTTGCTGGGTCATTCACAGGAACAGTTACAGGAAACACTTATGTATTCTCTGGAACAGCCTATACAGGTTATAGTGATATGGTTGTTGCAACAGTTAGGTCAAGAGGTATAACAAGTTATACCTCCACAAATCATGGTCAGATTTATAGTTTAAGTGCTAATACATTAACAATTGATGGAACAAATAGCACAACAATGAGTGGTGATCCCTTTGGAAATTTTGTTTTAAGTGGGAATACAACAGGCAATTCAAACTTTACATTTAATGTTTCATTAAAACCAACAAATTCAAATTACATAACAAATGTATTGGGAACGGATAATTTTGGTAAGGATAGAAATGATGTGCCAATTTTTGTTGAGGAGCATTATCCAACTTTATTGAATCAAGCATATAAACTTGGTTATATTAGAGGTTTGAAAACAAGTTTGACCTATTTACCATCAGCAAGAACAGGAGGATCAACTTCTATTGGATGGTATCTTGAGAAATATCAATCCCCAAAGACACCATTTGTGGTTTCTGAATTGAGAGGAAATAAAGTTTATAACCTATTCAAGTTTATTTCAATTTCTGATGGAAGCAATGCCAATACTGAAGCAAAAGTTTCAATCATAAATATGTCATTCAAGAATAGAACATTTGATGTATTGGTTAGAAGTTATTATGATTCAGATATTGCACCAGTTGTATTGGAGAAATATACAAATTGTACTTTGGATGAAACACAAAATAGTTTCATAGGCAAGAAGATTGGAACAAGTGATGGCAAATATAATTTAATTTCAAAATATATTATGCTTGAAATGGGAGATGAATTTCCATCAGATGCAATCCCTTGTGGATTTATGGGATATCCCCACAGAAAGTACGGAACAAAATTATCACCAACTGTTTTATATAAGACAAAATATTATTTCAATAATGAGGTGGTTAATAATGAACCTTTTGCAGCATCAAATGCTGTTCCTGCTGATAATGTTAAAAGAACTTATCTTGGGTTTTCAACAAGTTATGGATATGACAATTCATTATTGGGTTATAAGGGAAAACAAAAACCAAATAGTATTATTGCAGATGGAACAGAATGGAATGTAGTTACAAAAGGTTTCCATATGGATTCAGGTGCAACAGTTGTTACTATTGCAAATGCTTATACAACAAGTGGTCAAACAGCCTTTGAGGTTGGTACAGGAAGTTTCAATGTTGAACCAGAGGATAATACAAATCCTTACTATTACCTATATTCAAGAAAATTCACATTGTTATTTGAAGGTGGTTTTGATGGTTGGGATGTTTATTCTGAAAAAAGAACAAATGGTGATTCTTATCAAATTGGTGGAACAGACTATATGAGGGGAGCATTATCTATTCCTGGCAAATATGCTGCGGCAACTGGTCAAGGAACATTTAAGGAAATAACAGAAGGTGATGGTACTGTTGATTTTGCAACAACAGATTATTATGCATATTACAAAGGGATTTTAACATTCCAAAATCCAGAATCAACAAACATAAATGTTTTTGTTACCCCAGGTATTGATTATGTGAATAATAGCAATCTTGTTGAAAATGCCATTGATATGATTGAATCAGATAGAGCAGACTCCATTTATATTGTTACAACACCTGATGCAAATCTTTTAACAACAAATGTGAATGATGTTATTTACCCCCAAGAATCCATTGTATCATTGGAGGAAACAAACATTGATTCAAATTATACAGCAACATATTATCCTTGGATTTTGGTTAGAGACCAAGTGAATAACACACAAGTGTATATTCCACCAACAGCAGAAGTTTGTAGAAACTTGGCATTAACTGATAATGTGGCATTCCCTTGGTTTGCATCAGCAGGTTATAATAGGGGATTAGTTAATTCAGTTAAAGCAAGATTAAAGTTAACACAAGATGATAGAGATACTTTATACCAAGGAAGAATAAATCCAATTGCAACATTCTCTGATGTGAATACTGTGATTTGGGGAAATAAAACTTTGCAAGTTAGAGAATCAGCATTAAATAGAATTAATGTTCGTAGGTTGTTATTGCAAGCGCGTAAATTAATCTCTGCTGTGGCTGTGA